GCTCCACCACCACCGCCCGTTGCAAATGGACTAGATGTTGTGGGCCAGTTATTACCACCATTATTTCCTTGACCAGCAGTTCCAGCACCACCAGCAAATGAAGCACCTGTTCCACTTGATCCGCCACCACCACCTGATCCACCAGCGGCACCAGATTTATTTTGACGCCCAGCGCCACCACCGACAGCAGTTGTTGCTCCAGTTAAACTTGAATTTGATCCGTTGTTTCCGTCTGCTTGCGAAGGGCCAACACCAGCACCGCCACCGCCAACAGTTGCCGTATATGTAGTTCCAGGGACAAATGTTTGAGTGCCTGATACATAACCACCAGCACCGCCACCGCCCCCAACACCTATTCCACCACTACCGCCGCCAGCAATAACTAAAAAAGTAGCGGTGTAATTAGCCGCTTTACCATAACCGTTACTCATTGAAATAGTGCCACTAGGTACCGCAAATAAAGTGCGCACACTAGCTTGATTCATATTAATACTTGTTGTGCCTGACAACCCAAGCTCAACGTTTACAGCATTTAACGATATGGGGCCTGACGATGGTAATGCCATTATGGTGTTCCGTAAGCAGTAATATTAGCTAAGCAGATTAAGTTACCAGATGAGTCTAAGGATGCAACGTTGGCACCGTTGTAGTTAAAAAATAGTTTTGTGCCTGATGGGGTTACAGACCAGCCACCAGAGTTCGATATGCTTCTAGCCACAGTAGCAACACCAGCAGTTAAGCTAGCCGCATTACCCGTTAAGCTAGCTCCGTTACCACTAAAAGCCGCAGTAGCCGTAATGGTTGCACCTTGGATATTGCCCGTATAAGTTACGTTGTTGGCAAAGGTAACGTTTTGGCTAGTATCAATCAATCGTTAGCGCAGTTACGCCGTTGTTTGTCTGGAACGCTAAGTTACCAGTCGTATCCGACGTAATGTTTAGTGCGGTACCCGCCGAGGTTCCTGCTGATATTGTTGATGGCATCGTTATGCTCCTAAATAAACCAAGTTACTATAGAATACCTCGTACCACTTGTTACGGGCATTATCTCATGGGGGTACATAAAATTGGAAGGGAACATGATGCACGACCCCTTTTTTAAGTTATATACCAATTCCCGGTCAAAAAACGCAAACTCACCACCTTCGTAGCCATCATTTAAGGCAAACGAACAAGACACGGCACGGGGGCGATCTTTAAAAGAGTCGGTATGGGTTGTATAAAATTGGCCTTCTTTATACCGAAGTAACTCATATCCAGAATCTTCTTCAATTAAAGCTAACGGAAGTTTTTCGTTATATTTTTTAATCGCCAATCCGGCCGAAACAAAAATATATTGGTCTAATTTACTTCTTACTTTTGGGTTTTTTTCAATAATATGGGGGTATGATATTACAAGCGTATCGGCAGAACGAACTTCATTATTAACAACGCCTTGCTGCCCAACTACTGCTTTCTGCCACTCAGCTTCATCATTAAATTCTTCTAAAATAGCATCGCACAGGGCATCAGTAATAACCCCTTCAAAAACAACAATGTGATCGTGAATATTTTTCATACTATCGTTACTGGCAGGATTGTTGTTGGTGAAGTAGGTTCTTGTTGTTGCCGTATATCAAAAAATGCCCACGCCTTGGGACCATTAGAACGTACATAGTGTAAAAAAACTTGGGTATATTCTTGGCCTCCAAATTTATTACGCCAATGGTCGGCTTGACAACCTAAATATAAAACAGCATCGCCTGGGTTAAGCTCAATTTGTGTTTCTGAATTGTCAGGGCGCTGGAAAAAAATAGGCCAATTAATGTCGTTAGCAAGATTTAAAGTTAAACTAATTTCACAGGCGGGGCGATCTCTGTGCCGTTCTAATATAGAACCATTTTTATAAATACGAGCATATGTGTAAGTTGGTAATACATCTTCACCCAATAACTCAGACACATAAGGAACTTTTTTAACTAACAATTGTATAAACGGTAAAAAATTGTATATAGCTTGTGAATTAGGCGCTTGTGGATCCCCTTGAATATCAAATCTTTTACAGTGTTCTTTAAATTCAGTAGCTAAAGAATGCGCTTCACTACCCAAAATAAACTCTGGTATGTATAAATAATTATTTTGGATTATTTGAAGTCGCATAATAAAGAATCATGTGGTATTTCAACGCCTTCTGGAACCATAGAAGGATCAACAATATCGTCAACATCTTTGCCTAAACGTAGAGCATGAATGCAATAAGCAACGGTGTTTGGCTCAAGCGCAATTAATTCGTGCATTTTATCTTTTTTAATATAAATCATATGGGGCGCAGTAAATTCTGATACACGACCATCGACAGTTATTTGTAGTTTTCCGGCGGCCAAAAGAGTAAGGTGGTCAAACTGGTGGGTGTGGCCATGTTCAACATCACCTATATTTTTAAAATACATTTGTCTTGAAAACACATTTGCAACTGTGCCTATTTTAACTTCTGGGTGCGCCATATATAACCCTTTAAACTGTTGCCCAAACTTCTTGTGGTACTACGGGCCAGTTAATATTCCCAGCTACAGGATTAATTGCGTACTGACGTATAGCATTACGATAAGTAATAAAATCTTGTGAATTACTTAAATAGGGATTACTTTTTGTTGGGTCGGCAACATCAGGAATTGTTGTCCAATCAGTTGCCTGTAATTTAATTACAGCATTTGCTTTATTTTGCGCTGCTGTGGGTGGTAGTGGTGCCACCGGAGTATTAGCCTCAGTCCATTTAGCCATGCAACAATTTGCCCAAACTGGTAGTTCAGTAATAGACTGATTTTCCATTAATGGAGAGTCATACTCAATCCAACCAGCTACACCATCCCATTGAAGAGCGTGAACATCTGCTGGAATACCACAAGAACTTAAATCAAGATCGTTATAAAAAACTTCATCTTCACCAACCGATCCGTCAGCGGGAATAATTGTTAATCTCATTTTCTACTCCTAATTAATTTGGGTTGCTGTGATTCACTAGAAGCTGCTGCGAGTATTAATTTTGTATTAACCTCATTAGCTTTAACCATTTCATTTCTAAACGATTCAACCGCAGCACCTGTTTGTCTTTGCTGCCCTGAATTTTCAATAAGCAACATTGGCATCCAAGCAATTGCACACTCGTAACTGTCTACTTGACTGCCACTATTCATATCGTAGCCCTGCACACGGGTATACCAAGCACAGGTAAGACCAACGCAGTCTTTCTTAATAAGCGGGCAAAAAGATCCGTTTTTAAGTGTTCCCATAATTAATTTTTACTTGCACGAATGACATCAATATACTGAACAGCTAAGTTAATTGCATTTCCAGTAAATGTAGCAGAACCACTTGAGAAACTAAATGGATGGGTATGTGATCCGCCGCCACCTGTAGAACTTGTTGTAACAGCTGGAGAACCTCCAGCTAAATTGTTGCCCCTAGCTGTAGTACCTGGGGTGTAATCAGATCCTTGGGTTTGAGGTACGGTATGTGTATGGCTAGGAATTTGAGGTGTAGTAAGTGTTGTTGCTCCAGCACTACCACTAACAGCCGTAATACTTACTGAACCTGTTGGGGTTTGGCTTGCAAATGCAGTTGTAAACCCTTGAGAACCGCCTGTACTTGCAGAACCTGTTACAACACGTAGTGCTGAGTTATCACCAGTCGATGTGTTTTTAGTCCAGCCAGTCGGCGCAGTGGTTTGCGCAAACAACATAACCGTACCTGAATCAAACGCAGCGGCAGCGGCAGAAGTCCAAATTGTTCCGTTCGATGTAAGAACGTTGCCCGCAGTGCCAGGAGCTGGAACACCAGAGGCTTGAGTAACTCCGTCTGGGTATGTGACCCCAGTGGTTCCGTTGAGTGTTATTGGCATATTAGGCTCCCCAAGGGTTAGGTAGAATAGTGTCTTGGTTTGGTGTTACTTTTTTTAATAACTCTGCTTCTGTAGCGTCTTTGCTAACACCACTTGCCCATACCCAAGTTAATACTTGTTCTTGAGTTAAGTTTGCATATTGAGTAAAGTCAGTTGAACTTGGTGCACCAAAACTTGCAGTGCCGCCTACTGCGGCAGTAATAATGTTTGCCATGTCGGGGTTTGAATTATCAACATTTTCTGCTTCAGCACTCCAAGTAGCAGATACGACTACATCGGTTAAACCATTCAAAGACGGATTAGTAACCATCTGTAATATTTTCCAGTTATATGTAATTGTCATTTTTTATCCTTAAATGCTAATTGCCGCACCTGTATGGTATGGCGCAACAACATACCAGCTACCATTTTGTCTAGCCAACATTACCGAACCAGTTTTAGTTGTGTTTTGAACACTATTCCTAAATAGTTCAGCACTACCATGCACAGTAACAATTACAACAGTATTAATACCACCAGCAGTGTTACTACATCTAACATAAAGAAATAGAAAAGCACCATCTTGATTTGGCACTCCAGTAATATTGTAAGTTGATGTAGATGAGCTAGCGCCAGCACCAGTATCTTTATTAATGCTATATACAGTTGCCCCCGTAGTTACAGTAATAGTTTCATTGACCATTCCTGAGCTTCTGTAATACCCAGCACCAGCCAAATAACCACCACTAGTAATACCGCTAGAATCAAGTGTCATATAATCTGCAACAGCATTAATACCACTTACTAATTGATTATTTCTAGTAAACGTTTGCCATACATTAGCACTTGCACCAGTTTTAAATTGAATTCCAGCCCTTGCTGAAGCATCTGTATCTGTATTAGTAATTCTAGCGCTAAGTCCACTAGCAACAACAGTTCCACTTACTTCAAATTTTACGGCTGGGCTCGTAGTACCAATCCCAACATCACCAGCAGAAGTAATCCGCATAG